AGCAGACAAACGCCCTTGCGAACAGCCGCACCGCTAAGCGAAACATGAAATGAAGCTGCGTGAGTATCAAGAGACAGCCGCCGACTTCCTGTACGAGCACGACAGGGCGATGATTCTCGCGCCCGTGGGCGCAGGCAAGACGGCGATCACGCTGACCGCCATGCAGGCGATGGTCAAGGATGGCTACGCGTCGCGGTTCCTTGTCTTGGCACCAAAGCGTGTCTGCACGGATGTGTGGCCGATCGAGGTGCCTAAGTGGGCGCCAGAGCTAGATCACCGCGTGGCCGTGGGCAGCCCTAAAGATCGGGCGTCAGCATTGCGCTCGTTCGTAGCCGTAGTGGTCACTAACTACGACAACATCCAATGGCTAGCCGAACAGGACTTGTCCGACTTTGATGCGATCGTGTTCGACGAGCTGACAAAACTGAAGAACCCGTCCGGTACACGCTTCAAAGCGCTGCACAAGGTAATCGACCAGTTCAAGATTCGATGGGGTCTGACCGGATCGTTCACCAGTAACGGTCTGGAAGACGTCTTCGGCCAGTGCAAGATCGTCGACGAGAAGCTCTTAGGCCGCGCCAAAGGCGCGTTCCTGCAGCAATACTTTGTCTGTATGAACCGCGACTTCGGCGAGTGGCTGCCGCGCCCAGGCGCCCTGCAGCTGGTCATGGAGAAGATCAAGCCGGCCACCTTTGTACTGGAGCCTGGCGTCTACCGCGACAAGCTGCCGCCCTGTCATGTGGTCGAGCTGCGCAGTCAGCTGGACGACCGCAAGCCCTACGAGAAGATGAAAAAGGATTTCGTAGTACAGTTCCCGACCGCCGAGATTCTGGCGGCTAACGCTGCCGCCGTTACATCAAAGTTGCAACAGATGGCGTCCGGTTTTGTGTACGACAGCACCCGCGTGGCGTCTGCTGTGCCGGGTCAGTTCACGTCAAGCAAAACGGCGGTGTGGTTTAGCAGTCACAAGTTTGATCGATTGGACGATTTACTAGAGGAGAACCAACATGCGAATACGCTTATCGTTTACCAGTTTCAGGAAGAACTTGCAGAGCTTAAACGGCGCTATCCGCAAGTACAAACCTTGGACGATGACCGCGCGATCGAACGGTGGAACGCCGGACAAATTGAATTATTAGCTGTCCACCCCAAGTCAGCAGGGCACGGTCTGAATTTACAAGGTGCAAGTCATCACATGGTATTTCTGTCGTTGCCGTGGAGCTTGGAGCTGTACGAGCAAACGGTTGGACGGCTGCACCGTTCGGGTCAAGTGCGAGATGTCTGGGTCTATATCCTACTCGCCGAGAAGACAGTTGACGAAAAGATCTGGGCAGCACTGCACGACAAACGAGCAATTTCCGACATAGCGATGGAGGCACTGAAATGACAGACAAACAACCCGAAGCCCTGCGGCTGGCTGAAATTCTTGAAAGTTATTATGCAGGATATAACCACACAAACACTGCCGCCGCCGAACTACGCCGCTTGCATGAGGTGGAAATTAAGTTTCACGAATCTGTTGGTGGATTTAAACGTGACTTAGCAGAGAAACTAGAGCAGCAACGTAAAAAGAATACACGGCTTACCGATGAACTGCGCCGACTTGAGAAAGATTACGTTGCTAGAGATGCAGACTTACGTCGCTTGCATGAGGTGAATGCTGAGTTGGTACTGCTACTCGAAGATTGGATGGATACATTTTCTGAGTATGCTGAAGAAGGTGATGCGTCACTTGTTGTCTTTACGCAAGAAGCCATCGCCAAAGCTACAGGAGAACAACAATGAGAATGCTGCTTGTACTTGTGTTCGCGTTGGCAGGTTGTGATGGCAATAAAACAGAGCCAGTAAAAGTAGACTGGGAAGTTGCGCCAAAAGAGTATCGATGCACTGATGAACAGATGGAACGAGTGCATCTTCAAGCCGCTTGGTGCGACAAGAACACCAGCTTTTTAAACACGTACTGTTATGGCACAGCGTTTATTCGGAACTGCACCAAAGCTACAGGAGAACAACAATGACATGGATATATCCCAACTACGCACCGGGCTGGTGGCCTAATACAAATCCAAACGTGACGCCGTATCCGCAACCATTTAATTATCCGCAACAAGGATGGCAGTGTCCTTGCTGCAAAAAAGTATACAACCCGACAATTTCAATGTGTTTTACCTGTGGACAACAAAGCACAACAACACCGGGAACTTCAGGGAGCGCAGAATGACCATCACACTAACACGCGAGGAAATGACCTACGAAGAATTTTGCACAACAAAATTTCTTTACACGCTAGGAACAGTTGGTGATTGGGGCGCACAACGAATGTTTCGCAATGAAAGATTGGGCATTCAAAAAGAAACCATCACAAAGCGCAATCGATACGGCGACATTTATTCTGGGTGGAAGGATAGTAAGGTTGCTTATTTTTTGGACGGTGACAGTCGAGAGTTTGCAAACGCAGCGGAACTGTATGTCGCTTATATGGAGAAAGTGTGCGGGGTGGAAGCATGATCACACTAACACGCGAGGAAGCGCAACAGGTGCTGGATGCGTTGGTGTTTGCAACGCCATCAGGATATGGGCCTACTGAAGTGTATAAGGATTCTATTGTCCTACTCCAAAATCGTCTCGCAAAGGAAACGCCATATGAAGTAGGTCAGCGGCTGTATCGGCAAGGGCTTGGTATCTCTGACATACCGACTGCTGTTTATTCCGATAGTGATATTGCTGAGGCGTATCGTGGTTTTGAAGATGCTCGACTCGCGCAGCCTGAACCGGAGCCGGTGATGTTGATGGATGCGCCGTTGCTTCTAAATGGTCAACCACTCTACACCGCCCCACCACAGCGCGAATGGCAGGGGCTGACGGATGAGGAAATACACATCATTATTCGAGATTCGCCGTTAAGTATTTTCCGCGCCATAGAAGCCAAGCTAAAGGAGAAGAACAATGGATAGACAATGCCCAAGTTGCGGAGGTTTTTGCAAAAAGTCAGGTTGCGAACGAGAAAATATCGCCCCACCACAGCACAAATGGCAGGGGCTGACGGATGAGGATATTGGTAATTTTACGAAAGCGGTTTGGCCTCGTGAAGCAACCTCGTCGGATTTTATCCGCGCCATCGAAGCCAAGCTAAAGGAGAAGAACACATGAGATACCTATTTCTACTACTGGCGACGCCTGCAATCGCTGCCCAGCCCGGCTACCTGACGTACACAAACGACATCAGCGTTCAGACGGTGTTGACTCAAGACCGGCCTGATTGGTGCCACGGCATGAAGATGGCCTTTGACATCGATGGCCTAGACCGCGCCTACTACGGCTGCTGGGCCTTGTCGCAGGGGTTCGTGCATATCGAAATGTTGGACGGCGGCAAGCGTATTATCCCCATCTCTCGATTTATTAAACCCAAGGAGGAAGCAAAATGACGGACTTTACCAAGTATGAGACGCAGCGTGAGATTTTGATCGACTACCTGCATGTCATGATCGCCCGCAGCGATTGGCACGGCGTGTCCGATGTGGCCAACGATCTGCGCGAACTGGAGGCCGAACAACGTGAAAAGAATTGATTATTGGAAGGCCAAATTAAAGGCCGCGCAGGTGGAAGAGCGCCAGCGCAACAAGGAGTACAACCAGATCGCCAACGCTTGGATGCGTGCGGTGGATAAATTAGAAACCATAGAACAGAAGGTCGAAGATGAAAAAGCAAAGCTGGCGCGCACTGAATGACCAGTTGCCGTCATTGTCAGAGGACGAGGTGTTCGCACTACTGACACATGAGACGTTGAACGAGCGCCGCAGCTCCCACCTGCAGCGCCTGCATCAGCGGTACTGCGCCCTGCGTGACGCCCGTGAACGGTTGGAAATTATGGCCAAGGCGGTACGCCCATGAACAGAGATGACATTATTCGCATGGCGCGGGAAACTGACTTACTTGAAGTTATTGATGATGCTTATCAAGAACGTGACGACTGGCATTCTTTTGTTGAACGCTTTGCCGCTCTAGTTGCAGCAGCAGAACGCGAGGCGTGCGCTGAAATATGTGAGACAGCGGCAGGATGGGGAGAATATTGTTCTAAGTGTGGTTCGCCGCACAGAGGGGATAGCCCAACCGGAATGTGGTGCAATTCCTGTGGTAATCAAAACCCTTGTAATTGCTGGAATAAAACCTATTGCTCGGCGCATGACTTAAACCATGTTCATGAATTTGATGATTACGGTTATTGCAAAGGGAAAAAAGATGGATGCGCCGCTAGACTTGAATACCAGCGGACAAAAAGTAAAGAAAAAACGCCGATGGAATTGGCAATAGCTATCCGCGCAAGGGGGCCAGAATGAAATGTCAGCACTGCGGCAGCAAGACCCATGTAGTCAACACTACGCAACAGCCAGGCGGCATCCGGCGGCAACGCAGGTGCCCATCATGCAAGAACAATGCCTACTCAGCAGAGGTGTGGGTCGCAGGCAACGTGACGGTGGGTAAATCGATTTATACTAAGGACGAGGCGGCGTTGATAAAAAAGAAAGGCGTCGACGCCCGCCGCGCAAACGAAGACAGGAGGAAAAAAGATGCTACGTGATGGATACTTTATTAAGGAAGAGCCACCCAAAATCGGCGCGCACTACATTCCGCAGTTCTACGCGCGCCCTGCAACGCCAGAGGAGCGATTCGTGCAGGACATCATGCTAGGCCAACGCCCAGAGGGTGAGTCGCCTGTGGTGAAGCTGTTTGGCCGGCTACTGAGCATATGAAGGAGTTTGTGGTGGTCTACTACGCGGCCATCGTGGTGGCGACCGTTGGCTTTCTGGCGCTCTTTGTGCCAGACCAGCCACGGCCCACGCCGTCCGATTGTGCTGTAGTCGAGTTCGGGCCGGACATGTCCACCCGCGACCGTGAGGTCTGCCGGCAGTTACGCCAGCATCGTCACCGCATGTGATTGCGCCTCCGCTACCCGGCGCATCCAGCCTTTGCCAAAGGTTGCGAACGTCGGGAGCGCCTTGTAGAACAGCTCCTTTTCCATGCTGAACTTGGCTATCAAGTCCTTCTGATCGGCGTCTTTTAGCGCCTGCATGGTCTTGGGGCCGATGACGCCATCAGGGTTCGTTCCGATCGCTTTCTGCAAGGTCTTGATCGCTCTGCCGGGTCCGGCATTGACTGCAAAGTCGAACATCAGATAGTCTAGCCCCGTTGGCAGCTCGTCGCCCTTGACCGCATCCCAGTACTTCTTCCTGTACATAGGCGCCACTGTATCCGGGGTCAACGCGCGCATCTCTTTTTCGCCAACAGCTTTGCCGACCCATTCTTCCCATACCTTTTTGGTGACGCCCAGATTGGTCATGCCGCCTGGATCTTTCGGATGATTACTGAACCCACCCTCATGCAGCAGGACGGCCTGCAGCGCCTGGCGAAAGTTTTCCTTCATTACTTGTCAGGCGCGACCACACCAATCAAGCCAGCTACAGCCAAGCCGGTCGAGATGACAGCTTCAGCCATCTGCGGTGCGATGGGCACGCCGATTGCGGTCAAGAACAGAATAGCGCCACGCCAAGTGGATGGCTCTTTAGCACGGGCAAGAAAATAGCTTCTCATAACGCCTCCTTATTTGTCCTGCTTGTTATCGAGCTTGTCGAAAATCTTGGCCAACATATCCTTAATGTCGTGCATGTCGTCTTTGTAGTCTTCACGACTGACGTACATGTGCGGCATGGCGCGCACGTCCGTGTCCAGACGATCAAGCGATTTGTGGATGTTGTTCAATATCCAACCGCCGAAGAAGCCCGCAATCGCCACGGCGATATTAAAAAGCACCTGTGAATCCATGCGTCACTCGTAAAGAATGTTGATGGTGCCGGCGTCGAATGTATCGGTGCCGTTGACTGTTGTGATGCGTACTCTGTCTAATGTATCTGAAGTTGATTTAGAACCGCCACCAGCATAAGGTGTCTGCGTATTTGATGAATCGCCAAGCGCAACGTTAGACACCCACGCATTAGTGTTTATAGAAGTAATCGTCATAATGCCAGATAAAACAGAAGCCGCCGCCCCATTACTTGTTGCAATAAGCCCAGCGGTTGACGTTGCTGTCGCGGCGTTGTTACCTACCGCAGAAGTGTAGCCAGTTGTTTCAACCCCGCCTGAGTCCCCCAACTGAACCAAAATATTACTTGATCCACTTATACTCACCCCGCTAAACATCACCGTAATCCGCTTGACCCAACTAGGAATGCTAGTAAAGTCAATGCTGGTTCCGCTAGTTGACGCAACAGCCGTACCACGCTGAATGCTGTCATACACAGCACCGCTATTCGTTGTTACACCTGCGCTACCGTTAATGACTACTGACATGACAGCCCCCTCAATTCATCTAAAGTCGTGCAAGTGTCCACCAGCGTAGTGATGTCACGCAGACGCTGCTTCTCTGCGGCCACGGCAGCCAAGGTCACACCGTCAGCTGTTTCGGTTGCGCGCATGAAGGCCACATCTTGAGCAGCTAGCAGTGGTGTACGTTCAGCACGTAGCCGGTCTTTGGTAATCGCCTTGGCCTTGTCAAAATCTATCTGAATAGTCATTTTATAAACCTTTCAATTTGCAGTTATCTCCATGCCATCTAGACATAGCACCGCCAGCGCCAACTTTACCGCAATGCTTGCAAATAATAGTTGAGTATTTTCCTATCTTAACGCCAGTTCTAGCTTTTGACATTCTTTCTCTTTGTTCAGCTGACAATACAATGCCTTTTTTTGGTGAAGGTTTACCAAGTCTAGCAAGGCGCATTTTAAGTCTAGCTTCATCAGATGCTTTATGGCCTTTTCTTTTGGTTGGCTTGCCTTTCCTAACCTCGCTCATTCTTGCAACATGAGCGGCAGTGAAAACCATACCTTTTCTTTTTTCGCTCACTTTTTTTGCTATTTCCGGCCTTTTCATTGGGTTTAATTCCCCAACAGAAGCGCCGAGAGCAGTGTTTTTTGAGTTGTAAGTATCCGAAAAAAATGCGTCAAGCACTGCTTGTTCTATTTCCCTAGCTTCACTTTCTGTTTTTGCTTCACATTGAACAATAAACTGAAAACTGTCTATACCGTATTTATTCACCGCATTTTGTAAATAGTTGCAATGATGCCTGTTGTTTCTTAATTTTGACTTGTGAGTTATTAATCTTTTTTTAACGTCAATTGAGCTACCGACGTAAAATTTACGTGATTGTGTATGTACTATTGTGTACACACCAATCATTCAGTCACCTCAGTAAAATCAGCCGTCCAAGCATTACGGAATGTACGGTCAGAAGGTACGTCAGCCGCATCAATGATCTTGTAAGGCTTGCTAGCAGGAATGTCTTTCATAGCCGCTTCAACCGATTCCGCTGGGATGATGATGGAGATGCCGCCATCGTCGTTAGGATAAATTATGCGCTTGTCCATTGTTAGTCCTTATTAACGGAAAATGCCGACATTGCAAAATAATGGGTCAACGCCAGAGCCACCGTCAGTCACCACAAACCTTACAGAAGTTGTTGCATACGACCGAGGTGAAAATCCACGTTGAGTGTTGCCAGCAACAATAGTGTCATTTAAAGTACAAACGCCAATCGCGGAAAAGTTTGCATCTGGCAACGCATTGGTAAAGTTGGCCGTATAGTCACCTGTACCATTATCCGTAATTGAAGTCACATTAAACGACGCGCGAATAGCGACAGTGCCTGTACCGTTAAAGTTCACCCACGCACGACAGAACGTACCAATCTGCGTACCTGCGCTATCCTGAATCGTTGGCGGCGTGTTAGCCACACCGTTCTTAATCACCAACGTGCTTGTCGACGCGGCTTCTAGTTGATCTGCTACGATAGTTCCAGCCATGATCGTCTCTCACTCGTAAAGGATGTTGATGGTGCCAGCGTCGAAGGTGTCGGTGCCGTTGACTGTTGTAATGCGGACGCGGTCTAATGTGCCTGAGAGGGCAATAACGCCCCCGCTAGTCCTAGACCCCGCAGTTCCACCGCCGTTTACGCCGCCTTGCGAACAATCCATAACCCAAGTATTGCCCGTAATATTGTTTAACCGCATTGCACCAACTACAGTTGCGGCAGCACCAACTCCTGTTGTAAGTAATAAGCCAGAAGTGCTAGAGGTAGAATCACTAGAGGAAGAGAATGTACTGGTGGCGTAAGACAAGTACCCAGATGTTGTAAAACTACCCGAGCCTAGTTGTATTTGTATAGCGCTTGACCCGTTAGTGCTTAAACCATTAAACATTATCGTAATACGCTTCACCCATGACGGTATGCTAGTAAAGTCAACGCTTGTGCTAGAAGCCGTTACCGCTGTGCCCGACACAATCGGAGCCAACGTTCCAGTAGTTGCTACCAATGTCTGCGTATTGCTGCCAGCAATAGCAGGAGCCGATACGGTAATCGATCCGCTTGTGTCGCCTGAAAGAACTAAACTTGCCATGATTTATCCTTGTATCAAAGTACAACCCACCGAGCGCCAGATGAAACGGTGACAATTACCGCAGCCGTGATTGTCGTCGAAGACACCGACTGCGACACATCGACCGTGTAAGTACCAATACCGCCAGTAGCAGTGCCCAACGCCGTGATCGTTGTGCCGGCAGTCACACCTGACCCGGTAATGACCGACCCCACACCCAAGGCGCCTGTGGTGACCGAGGCGATTGTCAAGGTCGTGCCTGCGATACTGCCGGTACCACTAAACCCGCTACCCAATGTGATCGGGCCGGTGGACATGGCATTCTTGGTCGACGGTATTGTATAGCTGATCGTGACGGTTTGATCGTTTTCGTAGAACACTTCGTCGCTGCCGCCGCCGGACGCGCCGTTGCCGCCCACTTGCCCCCAGGCGCTATTGGAGTAACCTTCAAAAACGTCTAGCGTGCTGTTGTAACGGAACATGCCTTCAGCAGGCACGGCAGGCCGGTCGGTCGTGGCGCCCACAGGCATCTGGACGTAACCAAAGCCGGAGAAGGTGACATCTTGTGTGGCCGAAAGAGTAGTGAACGCGCCAGTGTTGGGCGACACGTCACCGATCGGTGGCGGCGAGCCGAACGACAGGTTGTCCAAGGGCACCAAAATATTGTCAGTGGTGTACTGGGTGACGTCGTTCTCGTCGGTGATGACGAACTTGTACGCAACGGTTGGCTGCAGCCAAATGTTGGCCATGCCACGCGAGTCAAGAATAATCGGGTTGGCGTTAGCTGTTCCGCCTGCCTGGTCGGTGTAGGTCGCAATCGGTGTCGTCGTGCCGCCGGCGTAGGTGTAGACCTTACCGGCTACCAGCGGGTTACCGTTGGCATCGAAGAACTGCTGCTTGGGTGTTGGGGTTAAGGATGCCATTTATTTCCTCAATTTGTTTCGGTTTTCTGGCGCCAAGGCGTTACTTACTTGCACGCCACCTAACGTCAGCGGCGAACGTAAACCAAGCCCCGTTTCACCACGCATCATACGCGACGCGCCACGTCCAGCCCGCTGAAACGGGTCAGCCAAACGCTCACCTTTGGCTTGCCGCGCCATTGCTTTTTCCAGCACATCAGCTGCCAGTTTAGGATCTAACATTTCAGCCGCCAACTCTAGCGCGACTTTTTCGTTAATCTTACCCTGTAAACGATCAATAATTGTGTTGGCAAGCGTAGCTAAACGACTAAAAAACGCCGGAGATTTAGACAATTCAGCAGCAGGCACGGCTTTGCCGCTTTTTGATCCTGCAGCAGCTTGCGCCTTAAATTCAGCTTCGCGAGCCAAATCTTTACGAATGCCTTCGACGACCTTAACTTGATCGGGCGACAGAATTTGTGACAGCTCTTGAAACCGGCTGTCACCTGTTGACCGCTTTATTGTAGTAGGCGCATTCTTCAACGCTTCAGAAAATCTGCCCGCGCTTTCTGCCACTGGCGTTTCAATTGCCGGTTTAAGTTTGCCTTCAAGATATTGGCCAACCTGCATAATGTTGATTGGCTTACTCATTTCAGCAAACTTTTCTTGGGCTGCACGATAGCCTGGCACTGCATCAGTTAGCAGTTCTCGGACGTCGCGTAATTTGCCTTTGATAAATTTAGTATCTTCTTTAGCCAATCGACTCTTAATGTCGTCAATGACTGACATTATTTCTTTTGCATCAGTACGCAAAGCACCTGTCTTTTTGTCCGCGACTAAACCTTTGCGAATTTCCCGCATCTCGCGCACCAACACAGTATTGCCAGGGTTTTTAGCAATTAAATCGTCAATTGTTGAAACTACACCGCTAACGTCTGCCACGCCTTGTTCAGCCGCTGTATAGAGAGGGCCAGATTTAGCAGTTCTAGCATTTTCAGCTGCAGTCATCGCGGCTTTATCTTGCGCGATAGGACCTAATGCTTGCTCACGGGCGGCTTTATTAGCAATATCACGCTCGTAATATTCAGTCGGCATACGCTTTGCAACTTCCGATTGCAACGCGGCGTATTTAGTGGCGCCTGCTGGCGTTGCAGCCACGCCCGCCGTAGGCATACCGCCCGCTACGTATTCGTCGTAGTTACGCAGCGCGTTAATAATCGCTTGCCCACGACCTTCAGTAGCATCTACCAAAGCAGCAAATTTAGGGTTGGCAACCCGGTTTAAATAGTTAACGCCCGCACCCACCATTTTGCCGCCCGTCTCTACTACCGGTGCAATAGCGGAAAATGGATCGGTACGCCGTGCGCCGGTTTGAAGCATAGACGCGGTGCTTGCTAGCGGTGCGGATACGGAAGGCGCGACCGTTGCAGTTGCTTTGGAGCCTAGTTTGGTAAGCCCCGCCCCGCCGCTAAGCAGCAAAGATAAATCAGAAATTGTGGATATTGGTCGTTCGGCGATACTGCGCTTAATAGCTTCCCAGCTGCCGTAGTTTTCAGCGTATTCACCGCCTAAAGCTTTTGCGGCTTCAGTAGCACGTTTAGCCGCTTCTGGGTTAGCGTCAAAAGAATCGACAAAAGCCCGCACAGGCGCCGGCACCGCTACGCGCAATGTGCCTGCAGCTAGGTCAAACAAACCACCTAATGTTCGGGCGGGGTCTTCAACCGCCTCTTTAAGTCCCGTAAGCTGTTTAGCCGCGTCGCCTGACGCACTAAATGGCGCTTCTATTAGCGCTTCACCAAAAGAATAGGTACGACGCGGAGCCGGTATGCGCTCTTCGCTTACGTCTTGAGCGCCAAATTTTTGCAACAACGTCTCATTAGCCGACGCGTTTTCAGACGACGGGACGTCTACGGCACCAAAGCGCTTTAGCAATTCGTCATTGGCGCCCATTATTAGTCTACCTTCCCGCCTGCGGCTTTGTAAGCATCTAAAGTTTGTTTGTTTTTAAACCGTTTTAATTTGCCGTCAATCATAACGTCAACTGCGCCTTGCGCGCCGCTATTCGCCCTGTATACTGGGGCGACTTCTACAGGCGCGGTGCTAATACCTGTACCTTCAATTGCCGATTTAGGTATTTCTTTTACGCGCTTATTCCATTTAGCTGCAGTAGCGGTTGAAGCTTTATGTGCAAGTTCGGCCAAATGTCTTAGTGAGCTTGCTTCATAAGTAATCTGACCAGACTTAGCCCGCTCCAAAAATTCGCGGTCTTTATCTGTAAATCCTTGCCCAGAACCTAACCCAGACGATTTAATTGCGCCCAAGGTACTTTCGGCAAGCGAAGACATAAGAACTTCGGTGTTGGTAATTGCTTCGCTATCGCTGCCGCCACCTAAATTAAGAAGTTTAGCAAGTTGCAGTTTAATGTTTGCTGCTGAACCAGTAATAACCTGACCACTTTGCAACAGGCTTAACACGCGGTTTGCAGTATTTGCAGTATCAGGCGCGCGTTCTGCAGCATCTCGCAAAGCAACATCAGAATCGGCGATATTGCCAGCAAATTTCTCACCGTATTTTTTCTCGGTAGATACGGATACGGGAACATTAACGTGAACTTTAGGTGCTTTTCCTTCTTTAGCCGTTTTAATCAAATCTAAAAGATCGTTTATGACTTCTAAATTGTCTTTAGTTGGCGGCAATTTTCTAAGCTCTTGCACTTTTTGTCGTGCTAGAGCTACATTAAAAAATTCTCCAGTAAGCTGACCTGCTTTTCGTTTTTCTTCGACATCTTTTTCAAACGCGGTTTGAATTTTAGCGGCGGCCGATCTATAGGCTTCTGCTTCATTAGTGGTTTTAGCTGTAGCCGCTAACTGAAGTAACCGTTGCGCCGTAGGATCAAGATAATCAAACCCACCTGTTTGACCAATTTTAGTAACTGGCGGGAATACTTTAGACCCATCTGCCGCTGTAGTAGCTACTACTGGAGCCGTAGTATCCACTGTTGCTGGCGCT